ATTACCAATAGTATACCTATTAGCTTGTATTCTTGGTGACTGAACTCCAGTCGGACCAAATATATTATTTAGTTTTTGAAAAACTGTTAACCTTTGTTTACTCATTTTTTTTATTTTTATTAATATAGTCTAATAATTAGAAAAATAAAGATTTATTTAACATAATCACATTGAACATAAGCGTGTCGATAAGCAATACCACTCAATACTACAACATTATAAGTATAAGTAGTAATAAAATCATTTCCCTGACTACCAATTGGGGTAGTACAGAAATATTCACCATTAGCATCACCTAAGTCTTTCTTAGCTTTTTTCTCCGATGTATCTGGTGACCACTTATATAAATTAGCACCATTGGCACCACTTTTTCTTACAAATACTTTTTTACCTAATCCCATAGTTATATTTTTTTTATTTTGTACCACTAAATAGCCATAAATAATCCCCCTTAGGGTCTTGCATATTTTTAGATACTTCTTTAGTGAATTTTGGTTTTGGTAGTGCTGCTTTATTCCTCATGTTACCAGGAACAAAACCACCACCTGAATTATTATTGTTATTACTAGCCGAACCTCCAACAACCCAACTAGAAAGAATTGCTTTACTTTGTTTCTCTAATTTTTCTAAGTTTTTAAACGAATGTTCCAAAACCCATAAAGGCATTGCTAGTGCCATTAAGCAATCATCGTGAAAATTTTCCATATGGTCTGGTCTACCATTTTTATAAATAAACGTTCTCATTTCAGAAGTTGTTCTTCTAGACCTAATTTTAATACCGTCAGTTCTAATCATAAACTCCATATGTGATATCATTGGTATTCTAACCCCATTAATGTTAAATCCAGGGATTTTATCTTCTTTACTATGACTAGTTAATTTATCTCTCTTACTATTTAATATTTTACCTCTAGGTTCATCATAGTGTAAATATTTATACTTTAACTCAAGTAACTTAAGTACTGTAGAAACACCCATACCACCAGTAATATCAATTACAGTGTATGCTTTATATAAATTACCATATTCATAAATATATTCCGCAAGTATATCTGGTTGAACCTTACCTTGATACTCCATAACTTGAGTCATGGTTGTAGTATCTATTATTGTAATAACTGACGTATCTTCACCATCACCACGACTTACATCGGCACCTAAAATGTACTGATGCCCTTCAATTGGACGCTCCCAAATCCAGAATTCTTTATCTATACCATCAGTCCATTGGGGTTCACGAACATTAGTTTTTTCATGATAAACAATATCTTCATCAGCAATAACATTACCCCCCGAACCTAAGAATGAAACATCTAACTCTTGTGCAATTTTCCTAGCATTATTATTCAAGGTACCACACATGTTTTCATACCAACTAGAAGTCGGTTTATAACCATCAGCAAACATTTTAGGATAATTATCAGCTAAGAATTCAACCTCAACAATTTCTTCCGTAATTTCACCTTGGTCATTCTTCTTTATCCATCTAAGGTCTTTATTATATCTAGGGTCTTCATACCATCTCATCTCGATGATATTATAGTTATTCTTACCAATTTTAGATTGTTCGTATGTTTTATAATACAATGTATCTAATCCATTTGGTGTTGATATAAGCATAACTCTACCACCAGTAGCACAGGATGACATAGCTGCAGCGTAAACATCACTACCCTTATCAATAAACGCAGCCTCATCAAATATCAAATAAGTTGGGGTATACCCCCTTAACGCATCTTCAGACGTAGCTACTGCAATAATTTGAGTACCATTAGGTAATTCTAACTCTATTTTAGAATCAGATACAAATATACTTCTATCTAAATTAGCTGCTGAACCATAAAATTCAGGGCCCCATGCCCATCTAGGTATTTGTAATAAGAAATCTTTAATACCCCTAACGAACTTTTGAGCTAATTTTAATTTATTGGCAATCACTAAGATTGTTTCAGGCCTATCTGGGTCACAGAAAGCAGCTTTTATAGCCATATAGGCTTGTGTTGTTGTGGATATACCAGCTTGTCTTGGTTTAGTAACTAAATTATAAGGGTATTTTTCATATGCTCTTACAATTTGCTTTTGTCTAGGAAATAATCTAAATGGTACAAAACCACCTTGTGTTAAATCTTTTGTTTCTAAATATGTTTCAATAGCATAAATAGGGTCCTGAACACATTTAGCATATTCATATAATATCTCACTACTTGTTAACATATTTTTATTTATTATTTATATATAAATATCTTAAAACCAGTAAAAAATAAAAAAGCTCCAAAAAGGAGCTTAATTGAATATTATAACTTATGTTTAATACAAGTCTTCTAGATTAAAATAATTATCACCCATAGCTTCATTAAAATCATCTTCTTCTATCTCTTTTTTAATATTTTTAATCATTTCAGAAACTAAATGTTGACCTCTTTTAGTGTTAGCAATAATTTCCTTCATGGTCATATTAAATTCACTAGGTTCCATAGCAGCAACATCAGCATAAACATGGTGTTTAAGATTAAAATCATCAACTGGTATGCAGTTACAAAACCTTCTCCAAATTGCTGGACCAAATCTCATATCCCATGGCTCAGCCTGTAGGAAATCTGCTTTATCTATGACATATTTAGCAATATTTTCTTCCGTAGGTAATCCATGCATAGATAAAACCTCCATAACGCCCTTACATAACTCATGTATTAAAACTGGGAATACCATTGCCTCAGCTTTAATAACTGGTTTTAAATTACCATCCTCATCTTCATTATGGTCAACTTCACATCTACCACCTCTAACACCCTTATCCATGTCAGGAATAATATAATACATCATATCAGCCGCTGACATCATCTTTTTATAAACGTTAGGTAATCTAGGATTCATATCGGTTAATTGTTCGTGAACCATATGAAACATGTGGTTAACGCTTTTAGACGCACCTTGTGTCATAGCATTTAATACTCTCCTTTTCTTAACTTCTTCATTTGCTCTACTTATCTCTTCAGTATCATTAAAAGTTTCATCTAATGACTCAATAGGGGTTTCATTAGTACCACTAGCACTAATTTTACGTTTAAGTTTGGCTTCAAAAATCAATGAACCTTCAGGAATATCAAATTCTTCCATAACCATTTCAACTGCCAATTGTTCCAATTTTTCAATATGCTCAGATTCCATTTGCATAGCTTCAGTAACTAATTTCATCTGTTCACTCATAATAACTCTATTATCCACCTCTTCCATATCAAAAGCTTCTCTACATCTTTTAACTACTTCCTTAAATCTTTCTCGAATAAGCTTCATTTCCGTTGTAAGAACATCACCTTCAGGAAAAATATTACATTCTGCTAATGAATGTTTATTATTTCTTAAATCCTCTTCTAATTTAGGATGCATTCTTTCAGTAATCCCTTCAGGGTATAATAAGTTTTCGTTAATTAATTGTTTTTTATTATTTAACGCTTTTCTAGCTAAATCTCTATATTTACTCATTTTCTTAAATTTTTAACTTTAATTGTTTTTAATACTTGTCTACTTTTCTTAGTACCTTCAGTTATAGTTTTAACTGTTTCAATTAACTCAGACTTAGTCATTTTAGGTCTAATTGATTCTTCTTGTTTTTTCTTTAAGTTAATTTCCTTACCTATATTATATTTCGGTGTAATTTCCTTACCTATATATTTTTTTAATTCGGAAAAAAATGAAGGTACTGGTGTATCATCACTAAGTTTACTCAACCCATCTTTTGCCCAGTCTATAAACTCATACTCAATTCTATCATCTAAAATTTTCGATACATCTGGGTCTATTTGTAATAATTGCATAAATTCATTTTCACTTTTTGGTTGAGGATTTTTAGGGTTGTTTAACTTTTTAATTAAACTACCTAAATCTAATGCTACCCCAACAGTTTGAAGAGCTCCTAACGAAGCAAGACCTGTAGCTATTTTAAGAACATCCTTACCTATTGACATAGCTTTCTTTTTAGCCTCCTCCTTATCTTTTGTGGTTTGTAAAATTTTTAAAGCCTGTTTTAGTTCGCCAACAGTTAATACGTCATCATTTGAGTTACTCTCATTAATT